CAGCAGTCAAACAAACAATAATTCTAAAAGAAAGATCGTATACCGAGTCAGTTGCAAATCCAGCAAAGACCATTAGTTCACTCACAAATCCACTCATACCTGGCAGTGCCAAGGATGCCATGGAACACATGACCCAAAGTGCAAACATGATTTTCATGTTCTGACCAACTCCACCCATCTCATCGAGTTGAAGAGTATGGGTTCGGTCATATGTTGCACCCACTAGGAAGAATAGAGATGCACCAATCAAACCATGACTGACCATCTGAAGCATTGCACCAGTGGTTCCGAGAGCACTATAACTTCCGATACCGATGAGTACAAATCCCATGTGACTGATTGAACTATATGCAATCTTCCGTTTGAGATTTCTCTGTGCAAATGAGGTCAATGCAGCATAGATGATATTGACAACACCAAGAACAATCAAAATCGGTGCGAATACTTTATGTGCTTCTGGAAGAAGTTGGCAGTTGAATCGCAGGAGTGCATATCCACCCATCTTCAAAAGAATACCTGCAAGCAACATATGGACTGGTGCAGTTGCTTCACCATGAGCATCAGGCAACCAAGTATGCAAAGGAACGATTGGAAGTTTGACACCGAATGCAATCAAGAATCCTGCATAACACCAGAGTTGGAAGTTTTTCGGGAAACCCTGATTCATCAGGTAGGTGTATTCAAAGTTCGGAGCACCATTGAATGCCCAGAATCCCATTGCAAGTCCTGCAATAAGAATGAATAGAGAACTACCTGCAGTGTAAATGATGAACTTAGTCGCAGCATACTGACGTTTCTTACCACCCCAGATCGCCAACATCAGATACACAGGAACAAGTTCTAGTTCCCATGAAAGGAAGAAAAGGATAAGATCTTGAACCGCAAAAACTGCAATCTGTCCACCATCCATCAGGAGAAGAAGGAAGTAGAAGAGTTTCGGTTTGAACCGAAGAGGCCATGCAGCAAGTGCAGCAAGACTAGTAATGAAACTAGTCAAAAGAATCAAAGGCATAGACAATCCATCTGCACCTACGGACCAAGTAAGTCCAAGTTGAGGAACCCAACTGATTCTTTCTGACATCTGAAGATCACTGATCGAAGGGTCATATCCATTCAGATACCCCGCAATCGTAATCAGAAATGTGATTAGTGTAATTGATAATCCATACCACCGAACTACTTTTCCATCACCTTTATCGGGTAGGAGAGGAATACCAAGTGCGGCAGCGATTGGAAATAATATCGCAAGACTCAACCAAGGCATGATTTGGGCAAAAAAGTCATCTATATTATAACATAAAAAAAGAGACCCGAAGGTCTCTGTGTATCAACGGCGAAATCCACCTCTAGGCATTGGAGTGCCAAAATAAGGAAGTCCACCCCTAGGCATAGGAGTACCAAAATCAGGAAGTTCAGGCATTCGTGAACATGGACGTTTGAATGTACAGCGGCGTCTCTTTGGACGATGGATAGTTCCAGGTCTACCACCAGGATTTTCATGGAACATTCTAGGTTTTGCTTCAGCAACAGTACCTCCAGTGATGCTCACTGTCGTGGCAAGCATTAGAGGAAGAACGAATAGTTTAGTCATTTCATTTAATGTAGAGGATATAGTTACCCATCAATAAATGGGTAAGTGCGTCCTAACAAATTATATAGACATAAAAAAAGAGGGGTTTCAACTGGATTTTGCCAGTTGACCCCTGCGGCGACGATATTCAGTTGTATTTATTCTTCTTTAGGTGCAATAATTGAAGCGATGATGACCATGAACGCGAATAGACCAATAATGAGACCGATTAACATGAGTCCACCTCAAGGGGTGTCATTATTTATCCATAGGTGGTCCATTAGGGTAGTGTAGGCGCAAGGACTGCGTAACTAAAAAGAGTCGAAATGGTTCCGATGATAAGAGTGGCGGCTGTTAAGTTCATAAGTCGTCCTCCAATGGTACATATTATATAGAAGTATAATGTATCAACATGATACATTTCTGTAGCGGTTACTACTGATCTAGACTCCTTTGTTTTGGTTTAAAGATAGTCTTTTCTCTGGTGATGTTCAGGAACAACTTTTCCGAGATTGACTGTCAAAAGCCCATCTTCAAAAGTAACTGATCGAACTTCCGTGTCGTCACTGAGGGTCCAGGAACGTGTAAAACTCCGTTGAGCCAAACCTTTGTGCAGGTAGTTAGTTTTTGGTTCTTTCGCCTCTTTCTGTCCTTCAACAAACAACGAACCATCTTGGGTGTAGACATTAACTTCCTCTTTTCTGAATCCAGCGAGTGCAATCTCTAGTATAGACTCTACGTTGCTGACTTGCACAAGATTGTAAGGTGGGTAGTTACTTTGGGTTTCCTGTTGAAAGAAAAAACGATCAAAGTAATCGTCCATTCCAATACTATTCTTGACAATCTTGTCCATTAACTGCGGCAAATCGGCAGCATGATACTTCTGGATGTTTACCATTGTACTTCTCCTTAAAAAGCGAGATTAGATTTTGTGGACCCCGAAGGCATCCGTGTATATTTATACCATAAACCATGAAAAAGAGGTGCAGTAATAACCGCACCTCCTAGGGTTTCCGACTTTTGAAGCGACCGCACGAAAGATCGCATCACTATTTATTGTGCTTCTGGTTTCTTTTTCTTACCGATATTATACTTGGACTCAAGAACCCAATCGTTCTTATCTCTGTAAGAAAGAACTTTAATTTGGTTCAAAGGTGCGACATCAGTAACAAGTTCTGGACTATTGATAGAAATCAATCCCCAGTCAGAAAGAAGATTAATAATACGATTACGACGTTGAACGTCATTAACTGTAAGATTAGCGTGTTTGCCGTCCAGTGCAAAAAGTTCTTTGAAATGGACGATATAATACTTACCCTGTTTATGTAGAATATGACAGGACTGGTAAATTTTCTTTTCTTTACGCGAGGCAACACCGATGCGGGTGAGCGTTTCACGGACTTTTAGGAAATCATCTGGTTCATTAAGAACCACTTCAATCATCTGATCTTGTGACCAACTGACTTCAGGTTCAACGAAGGTACTCATCTTTTGCCTCCAACATCAAGTTTAGCTTTGATATGATTAATTTGATCTTTGGTAAGAATCTTCATAGCTTGTTGAGCCTTTTCATTACTATAACCATAGTATGATTTTACTGCATCAAGGTCTTGAATTTTCTCTTTTTTAAGCCACGGAGAAAATCTTTTCCGTTTCCTGATGGTATTTAGTAAAAAGTCATATTGTAGTTTTGACGGGAGATTATGATGGAGATTCATCTCGTTGGCATACATAATCGTGTCAATAAAACCAGAGAGGCACTTATTGATAATGAAGGGGGGATATTTCTTTTCCCAGGTGGGATCCTCTTCACTCATAAGATACTCTTTAGTGAAGTTGATCGAGTTCAGGTAGTCTTTCAGTTCGTAACTCATCGGATAATGTCAATTTCATCAGGGTTTGAATTCCAAGTCTCAACCTTGGTGCGAAGTCTACCTTCAGACTTCAGTTTCTCAAATCGGTTAGAAGCTTTCTTCTTCCACCAGTTGATTAGGTTCTCTGTATAGAACTTCTCGTAGTTTTGACCAGGGCGCAAAACATCCTGTTCACCGAGAATCACTTCCCGTGCATTCTCAAAACCATAATCTGACATATAAAATCTCTTCTGTTCAGTCAGATTTTTTGCATTTGCAATCGCAGTCTGGAACTCCACAGCCTTTTGAGAAGGTAAGTTTTTCTTGATTAGAGAGATCATCTTTTGTTGAGTCTTTAACTTGCGACTCGATGCGTCCTCCTTCACCAGAGACTTGTTGTTGTTCCGTGCGATAAACCATTTATTCAACTCCTGAAAGATATCATCATGCAGAAGGGGTGTGAAATCACTCTGTGTGAGTCCACGATACCTCATGTAGGGTTTGAGTCCGTCATACTGAGAGGATGACTTTGTAGACCCGTACAGAGAGGTTGTCTCGAAGAGACAGATGTCTGCATCATACTTACTATTTAATGTCTCACGGGCCTGATGAGAACAACACAGGAGAGACAGGAGTTTACCACCCAGGTAGTTGAAACCGAAGGGTTGAGTGGGAACAATAATGAATCCCATGATCGCATGACGATTGAATCGTGTCAGTTCAGGAACA